CTAAGGGACATTTCATCGTCAGCGATGAAGAATTTGCTGCCTTGACAACTGGACTCAACGATTCAGCGGTCGAGAGCGCAACACATTCTACTGCATCAGTTGATTCGACAACCATGACAACGTTTAGTTTCGGAACGTGTCGCACTGGACACACAACTCGCAATGTTGCCTCGTACGCTACGGGCGATTTTTCAGACTTCGTGCATGTCATTGGACAAACTATCCAAGAATCATTCACATCACTGTCTAATGCGTTTTACGGACTGACGTTGGGCGATGGCCCACAACCGATCCAAATCGGTGTGGTTGAAACACCCAAGACAATGCTCGACTTGGTGAGCCTCGTGTGCGTCGAGGAACTCATCATGACCACACCAACAATGAGATATGTGTTTGCGACTGCTGAGTTGCTTTTGAAACTCAACACTCGAGGAGAACATGCATGGATCAGCATCGTGCCGTTCTTCCTTCACCTTCTCAACACAGGTTCTTTCGGAAAACGCGTGCTAAGGCACGCTGTCTGGAATATCCTCGTTCTCAACTTCACCCCTGATGGAGGCAGGTATGCCGGAGGTTCAATTTACGAATGGTTCAGCATTTGGCTGGCATTCGTCCGGAACTATCTGGCTATGCTGCCTGGAAAGCTGGAACAATTCTGCCGCGAGAGTGAACATGTGCCGAGTTGGGCGCAATTCGCTAGCGGCAGCATCAATTTGATTGCGGAACGCTTTGACGGTCGAAACATCTTCGAACGCATTCCGGCTGTTGAAAATTACGATGCACACCTCTTCACGCCTAAGATAGGTAGTGTGTACGTGAAATTTGAGAGAGTTGACTTGAATTTCGGACGGAAATGCTTAAATGTCCTCGACAAAGGCAAATGGGTCATCTTGGGTTGTACCATGTTGGCGTTCTGCGCTTACAATGCTACTTCCATGAACGAACCGCCTAATCTTGGAGATCTGCCTTTCAGGGAGGCTAGCGTGCTAACAGGTCGCACTTACGATTCGGAGGGCTTGCCCACCATTCGCGGGTATCGTGACTCCAATGGCAACTACCTCACAACTGACTATGCTCTTACGCGCACATGGTTCTTGGAAAACATCAGTGCTTCGTACGTCGAGTATCAGTTCGTCCGCTTCCACAAGA